TATATATTTCCTATGTTATTTTCGTTAATTCTATTACTTTTATTTTTTTTAATAATAGTAACATATTTGTGGGAAACTCTATCCCACTCTTCGGCGGTGACATCATTTAAACGGTTCTTCGATTGATTCTCACTTTTTTTCTTTGGTACTTTAGGTGTAAATAATGTATAACTTTTGTCTGTATTCATTTTTAACTCCTGATCTACGATTTTCAAGAAATAATACTCTTTATAGTCATACCAAAAATCATGATAGTATATATTATATATACTGAAATATCTCTTTCGAGAGATATTTCTATTCCTGATTTAGTAAAATTTATCAACATAATTTATCTCATTAATTAACTTATACCTATATTATATAACAAATTTGTTGAAATGTAAACCTCTTTCTCAAATTAATTCGAGTCCTATATTTAATTTACTTTCACAGTTAAGGCAAACAACATCTTGATCCTCAATCAATTTAATTAATTTACATCTTGTTTGGGTTATGCCTATATTGTTATTTATTCTGACAATCATTCTTCCTTTCGGATAATATCTTAGACAAGCTGTTTCAGATTCATGACAAAATGCACAAGATTTGTTAATGAATGTATTGTTTAACCAGATTTCCTTTTTAGATTTAAGTCTGTCGTTAGCCTTAGTTGATGATGATTTATAAGATTTTGAGGTCTTGATACCTTTATTCCACGATGTAGTTAACCTTGATTTATGACCTCGGGGCGGTAGTTTAAGATATTTAAGTTTGTCTGGTATAGATTCATTTATATCTATAGAATCTATACCATACTTATTTTTCATTATTTTAACTAGAAGAATTGCCTCGGAATTCGTTAATCCAGATTTATATTTTCTTACACTCTTATCATGATTTCGGTCTTTGGTGCAAAATATATGATATATTATTCCCTTATCATTAAATGTGTAATATACAGCCCACGTTCTAGGTCTTCCCATTGCATTATAGATTATCGGTACATAGTTTTTGAACTATATTTTTCATTGGAATTGATTGATCTTCTGGATCTATTTCAACGTTCAATACATAGGATTCAGATTCATCTTTTATCGCCATTTCAAATACCTCTTTAAATTGTTTCGAATCCTGTACATGTATACCAATACCCCCATTCGTGAGATCCGTAATTTTTTCATAGCTCCAATTATGTATATCATTAAATTCGCCTTCCATAATAGCTTTTTCAGTGGAATATCCTCTATTGTTAAGTATAATTATAATAGTGTTTAAATTATTTCTAATATGTGTTGAGAATTCAGATCCCGTCATTTGGAATGCACCATCCCCAACGATAACAATCGGTCTCTTATTTGGTTTGGCATATTTGACACCAATTGCACCAGGAACTGAGAACGACATTGAAGTATAATATGCCATACAGAGGAATTGGCCCTTATTTACTGGAACATCAATCATACCAAATAGAGATTCCCCTATATCTGATATGATTATGTGATCGTCAGTCACAAGCCTTCCAATTGAATCGAATACACATTCAAGTTTAATTGGACTTGAAACCTCAGATGATTCGGATTTGACTTTAGCAGATTCCACAATCTCATTCCATTTATCGATAATCGCAGGATCCTGTGCCTCTATATCTTCAAATTTTGATATAAAAGAGGTGGCCAATTCAAGAAACCCAGAATTCGAATTTTTAAATTCCTTGATAGGTTCGTTATTGAATCTAATACCATCATCCATATTAATAGATATATCAGCACCAAAAGAAAATGATTCTATATCAGTATTAACCATACCGAGTGCCACAATACAATCGGACTCTTTTATTTTCTCGATAACAGAGGCGGGAGAAAATAATTCTGAAACACAGCCAAGACAATTCGGTTCAAATTCTGATATAGTTGATTTACCGAGGAGTGTTGTGAAAATCGGTATATTTAATTTTTTAGAGAATTCCAGAATTCTATCTTCCAATGTATTCCTAAACACTTCATGACCAATGATGAGAACTCTATTCTTCGCATGGACAAATTTATCAAAACCTTCATAGGGAAGATCTACTATTTTAGGTTTGTGGTTATAGGGTACATCCCTACCATATACCGCATAGAACTTGGAGAGATAATGATCGACGCTTCGCATTATATCTTTATTTGAAAATTCAATATATACTGGTCGTGAATGCATTCTCATTTGATTCAGAGCAAGGTGAATCACAGCCATATTGACAAACATATCCTCAGAATCTAAGGTATAAGCATTGCATGTTATATTTGAGAATATCTCTTTTTGGGTATTACCTGTGGAGATAGTATGATGTCGATTGGGGTTTATCTTGAGATCTTCTTCACTCGGTTTCCCGACAAGAACTACCATAGGGGATTTCTCTGCATATGCCCCTGCCACCGCATTCATAATATTCATTGCACCTACCGAGTAGGTAATACATACAGCACCACATCCGCGAAGTCTACCATAAGCATCAGCAGCATACCCAGCCGAATCCTCTCTCGAAACCCCAACATATTCTATTCCCGGATTTTGCTCTATCTCCCTCATAAAATTTAGAGTGTAATCGCCAGGAATACCAAATATATGTTCCGCACCATATAATCTGAGTTGTTTAATTAAAAAATGTCCTAAATTCATATATTCACCTTTCGTTAAATTATTAAATATTATTTAGCCGACACTCCCGTGTGGAACCTCTTTTATCGTATTTATAATGATAATAGACGATACTAAAACACTTATTTTATAAATAATAGTAATAACAGGAAACTGTTAGAATTAAATTAATCCAAATGGGAGAAATATATGGCTTTTCAAGTCAGTCCAGGAGTATTAGTTCAAGAGAAGGATTTAACATCAATAATTCCTAGTTTATCAACCAGTATCGGTGGTATAGTAATAGCTTCATCTAAAGGACAAGCTAATACTATCGTCGAAGTTTCCTCTGAACGGGATTTGGTTAATAATTTTGGAATACCTGATAATACAAATGCTTCATCTTGGTATACTGCTGCAAACTTTTTAAAATATTCAGGCGCTCTAAAAGTAGTCAGAGCAATTGATGAAACTGCTGCATTAAATGCATCGGGTTCTGCTGGGGTATTAATAGATAATGATGATATTTGGGAAAATTCTATACCTACAGCTGCTGGCAATTTCGCTGCTCGTTCTCCTGGTTTATGGGGAAATAGTCTCAAGGTATCTGTATGTCCAAGTGCTGCGGCTTTTACTGGTTGGGCACATGCATCTTTATTTGATGTAGCTCCTGGTACTTCTGAGTACGCTTCTGCTCGTGGTGGTGCTAATGATGAGATGTATATTGTTGTATCTGATGAAGATGGAGATATTACGGGTACTGCCGGAACTATATTAGAAACTTTCATCGTATCAAAAGCTTATGATGCCAAGTCTATAACTGGTGAAGGAATGTACTATAAAGATAAATTATTTAGATCTTCTGAATATATTTATTGGATGGATCACGAAACTGCATCTCCAGCATTTGGTGGGGCTGTTAAAGGTGTTACATATGATGCAACGCAAGTTGTATATGATTTATCTTTGGCTGGTGGACTTGATGGATCATACCCAACTTCGGGGGATTTCAAAGAAGGATTAGATTTATTTGACGATCCTGATACAGTTGATGTTAATTTACTTATGTGCGGACCTGGTGATCAAGTACATGCACAAAATATTATTAATGTGTGTAATTCTAGAAAGGATTGTGTTGGTTTTATATCGCCACTATTCGCTGATGTTGTTGGAGTAACATCTTCTGCTACACAAACAACTAACATTAAAACCTATTTTGATGCATTGTCTTCAACTTCCTATGCTGTGTTTGATTCTGGATGGAAATATCAATATGATACATATAATGATGTATTTCGTTGGGTTCCGTTAAATGGTGATGTAGCCGGTACGTGTGCTTCTACTGATAACGTTTCAGATCCTTGGTTCTCCCCAGCTGGAATGAGTCGTGGTAATATCAAGTCTGTTGTTAAACTCGCATTCAATCCTAAGAAAAACGAAAGAGATACTTTATACAAAGCACGTATCAATCCAGTGGTAACATTTCCGGGAATGGGAACATTGCTATGGGGTGATAAAACTGCTCAGGCTAAAGCATCTGCATTTGATAGAATTAATGTTCGCCGATTATTCATTACATTGGAAAAAGCTATAGCTCAAGCAAGCAGAGCTCAACTATTTGAGTTCAACGATGATATAACTCGAGCCAACTTCTTAGCTATGACTAACCCATATCTCAGAGATGTTCAAGGCCGAAGAGGTATAACTGATTTCAAAGTGGTTTGTGACACATCAAATAATACTGGTGATGTTATTGATCGTAATGAATTCCGTGCTGATATCTATATCAAACCAGCTCGTTCTATTAACTTTATCACTTTAACGTTTGTGGCTACCCGAACCGGTGTGTCATTCTCAGAAGTAGGAGCATAGAATCATGGCTAATATAGAAAGCTTTAAAGCTAATTTAACAGGTGGTGGTGCAAGAGCTAATCAGTTCGAAGTCACTATGAATTTCCCCGCCCTTGCAATACCAGGACAAGCGTCTAGAAAATTTACATATCTTTGTAAAGCTTCATCTCTTCCTGGATCTACAATTGGTGCTGTCGAAGTTCCGTATAGAGGTAGGATCCTGAAAATAGCTGGAGATAGAACTTTTGATGATTGGGAAACTACAATCTTTAATGATACGGACTTTGCTATCAGAAACGCCCTTGAACGATGGGTTGATAGTATAGATAGGATATTGTTAGAAGAAACAAATATTACAAATCCTTTATTATATCAAATGACCGCTGATGTTAAACAACTTGATCGAAATGGATCAACATTGAAAACTTATAATTTTGTTGGTATTTGGCCATCGGTCGTATCACCAATTGAACTCGGTTATGATACAAATGATGCAGTAGAAGAATTTTCCGTTACTTGGAAATATAATTACTTTACAGCAATTTAAGGTAATTTAACATTACTGATGAGGGGGTCAATCGACCCCCTTTTTTTATGAACTTTCTAAATTGGTGGAATCCGAACCCACAGGAATATCTATTATTTTAGGGGTTCCATCGGACACGATATTTTTTGGATATGGTTTTAACTCTTCGGGAATAGAGTCCCTAATTACAATTAGAACACAAGTATAATTATCTCGAACCTGATGAGCTACAGATTCTATTAACCAAGGTCCAGAAAGAAATTTATCTTCTTCTCCCGTACTCCTTGCTTCGGGATTTGATTTAGGTATACTCATATCAATAATATCACCCGCCTGTATTCCAGATATACCATATATAGTTATCTTGGCTCTTTGAAGGTTTAATGCATTAAACCTTGCTTTTCTGTTCACTGCAAAATTATTATAATTAATTTCAGCGAATGGACTGTCATTGGGTTCGTCTTGATATTGATATACTCCCGCAGAAGATACCATGTTGATCTCTGCATCTGGATAACCCGACATATTCTGGAAATCTTCAGTAGCACCCTCGTCTTTGGTATGAGGCGTTATAGGGTTTTTCCCCTCTGCCTCTGAGACTGTCATAATTCTGACAGTAGTCTCACCTTCCTCTTCATCCAAACCCGCTTCGCTATATGCTTTATGATAATTATAAGGTTTGGGTCTTTCCCAAGTCTTAGATCTAAAATCGTAATTTATCAATGAAGAATTATAAGATCCTATAGATGTGTGTCTAAGTGTGTCAAAACCAGATAAGAGTTTAAAATCGATAACATGTTCAAATTGAGATTTTAATACTGTTGTGTTCCGACCAGGGTTCATTGGTGGTGTATCCCCTGTTCTGAATTCGAGGCGTTTACCCCCTTCGGCACCATTTTTAACTAGACCATAGTTAAAAATCATATCTTCAACAGACCTAAAAACAAACGATTTAGTAGTTTGAAAAAATAGAAAATCTGATCCGTGCATTGGACTGGTAGTTTGTGCAAATTGAGATATCATATTAATAGAGTCTACCGGTGATATATTAGGAAATATCAGGCGATTGTTTTCCCCAGTTGCTTCTATAAGTAAAGTCGATTCACTTTTCAGGTCATTTTCAAATATTCGTTTAACCATATCAGAATATACCCCGTCCTCTGTCCTCGAGATTTTTGTTCTAGCATCTGTTAGGAATTCCCGTGGTATCAATGATAATGTATATTTTATAGTGCTTTCGTTAATTTTCTCTGACTCTTTTACCTTAGTGATAATGAAAGGCATTTTAATGGGGTAAGTCGAACCAAGTGTTCCAAATTCGATATAAAGAGGTTCAGTTCCGGTTATCTCTAATACCCCATTGATAAGATCGTGTGTATCGATGAGAGTTATATCACCCGTAACAAAAGTATTAAATATAGATTCGTACATATTAAACGAAACTATCATACTTGTTATATCAACCTCTTCATTCACTTCTGAGGTATCTGGGTCATTTTTTTTGTGAGAAGCGAAAATTGTCGCTTTATTAATTTCAAATTGACCCGGTTCGTCAATCTCCCCGTTTTCTAATATATCTGATCCCAATCTCGAAGTCATTTTATTAATGCTCTAAAATTTTTAACAAACTTATTAATATATTCCGGTTTAACTAACTTTATTTTTGATTTATTCTCATTTAACTTAGCTTCATAATCATAATTAGATACCGGATATGATGTTGGACCATCTACGATGTCACCATCCGCATCTATATAGTGGTGTACCCCTCCTGATTCAGAATATTTGGAATTTATATAATCATTTAGTTCTCTTGAATCTCGAGGCCAATCTGTCCTTACATTAATTATATTGTTGACTAATAATATAACCCAATGGAATTCACTATCACCATATAGTTTATTAGCTAATATTTCTGGTGTTTCTGATTCTTTTATATCGTAGAGATTCGCAAATAAATAATCTTCTTCGAAATGTTTGATAGTAGTGACCCTATGAAATATATCGATGGCATCTTTACCATTATATACCATTTTTGGGTGAGATTTAAAATACATTTTAGAATCCTTCTGCTATTTTATTGGAATCGTTAATATCTATTTCTTCGAATGATAATGACAATTCATATATTGTTGGGGAATTATCTTCTGCAAATGTTGTCATAGTAGAGTCCCCAAATTTAGATGAAACCGATTTACAAATGCAAGGATGGAATTTTGGAAAATGGGGGTTGAGATCACCCGTCATACTATCTATGTGTTCGATCTCAAACACGTGAGGAAATTGATACGATCTAAATGCAGCATCACCGAGAACTTTTTCTGGAGCTGATCGCATTCTAAAAGTTTTGATGATATTTTTTATCACCTCCACGTCCCCTTGCTTTTTTGGTACAAATTTATAATTGAAGGTAAAAGATCTCTGACCAGAAGGTCCATTATATGATAATGCTAATTTATTAACCACAACGAAACCGGTATTCTGAGTTCCGCCTTTGATAAATGCTCCTGAGACGGAATCTTTTAAACTATTAACTGCACCGCCCACTGAATCCGGGGTTTCCGTCATCCCCTCCGTTGC